ACCTAGTACAAGAGAAGAATTAAAACAATATTGTCTTAGAACATTGGGACAACCAGTTATTGAAATAAATGTAGAAGATGATCAACTGGAAGATCGAATGGATGAGGGACTGCAGTTTTTTCAAGAATATCATTTTGATGGTGTTGAAAGAATGTATAACATACATCGAATTACTGGTTCAACTGTTAAAATTATTTCTGGAACAGGTTTTACTAATGGTGAGACAATAACTGGTGGAACATCAAATGCGACTGCAACTGTAGAGTCTGCAAATTCTACTACTATAACATTCAAAACACATTTAGATACGAATGGAATTTCAAATAATGATGTTACATCTAGTTTTTCAAATGGCGAAACAATAACTGGAAGTTCAAGTGGGACGGCCGCAGTAGCCGATACTGATGAATCGTTAGTTACTTTTGGTGATATGGATAATCATTATATTACATTAAATGATTCCATAATTGGTGTGACAGGAATTTTTGATATACAAGATACTGGTGGAGGACAAACATCAAGCGATTTGTTTTCATTTAGATATCAATTTCATTTAAATGAAATGCCCTATCTTACTGCTACTTCTATAATAAATTATAAAATGTCAATGCAACATTTACAATTGTTGAATGACATGTTCGTAGGAAAAAAACCTCTACGATTTAATAGACATCAAAATCGATTATATATAGACTTAGATTGGAATGCTGATCTTGAAATCGATGAATATATTGTAGTAGAAGCATATAGAATAATTGATCCTGTATCATTTACAGATGTATATAATGATATGTTTTTAAAGAGATATGTTACAGCCCTTTTTAAGAGACAATGGGGGGCTAATTTAATAAAATATGAAGGTGTACAACTTCCAGGAGGAACGACATTAAATGGGAGAACACTATTTGAAGAAGCAATAACAGAATTAAGAGAAACAGAAGAACAAGCATCTCTTAAATTCGAATTACCAGTTGACTTTATGGTTGGTCCAGGATAATGCCTACTAATTCTTATTTTAATCATCTTGAAAATACTGCAGAACAAAATTTGCACCAAGATCTTATTATCGAATCGATAAAAACTTTTGGAATAGATAACTATTATCTTCCAAGACAATACATGAATGAAGATATACTTTATGGTGAAGATACAATATCTCAATTTAGTAAATCGCATTTAATTGAAATGTATGTTAAATCTGTTGATGGTTTTGAAGGAGAAGGTGATTTTATTTCAAGATTTGGATTAGAAATAAGAGATCAAGTAATTTTTTCTGTAGCAAGAAGACGATGGGAAAATTTAAATACTGGTTATGATAGACCAAGAGAAGGTGACATTATATTTCTTCCATTGAATAAAAAATTATATGAAGTTAGATTTGTTGAGCATGAATCTATGTTTTATCAATTTGGTAAATTGCCTATTTTTGATTTAACTTGTGAATTGTTTCAATATGATGATCAAAAAATTGATACTGGAATTGATGCAATAGACGAAATAGAAGATAAATACGCATATGCTATTGAAGTATCATTTGATGCGGGTGGATCAGGAAATTATGTAGATGATGAATATGTGTATGTTGGAAGCACAGAAAGTTCTGCAAATACGAAAGGAAGAGTAATATCTTGGAATTCTACTGATAGAGTTTTAAAATTAACAGATTTGAAGGGTACTTTTACTACATCTCAAAATGTTGTCGGCAATACAAGTGGAGCATATTTTTCTGTAACATCAACACCAGATACACAAGCATTTATTAATGATGCTTCTGCAAATAATATAACTATTGAAACTGAAGCAGATTCTATTATTGATTTTTCTGAATCAAATCCATTTAGTGAGAGTAATTTTTAAGTTGTAGATTCTGGAAGAATTGTGATCATGCCCTCAACTATCCTTTCCTTTGTTTCAGCATCCGCTTGGGTGTATTCAACATCATAAACATATAAACCAGAAGACATATCTGCTGTTTGAGTAGCACTAGCTGTTATTGTGACATTACTGCCCGATACTGCGGCTGTAAAAGACAGTATCCAAGAAGTATTAGTGGTTGTATGGTCTTTCTTCATTTTAGAAGCACAAGTACCAGTACTTATGGTTACATTTGCATTGTTTGCATCTTTAGCAGTAAAAACTTTTTCAAAGTTACTGCCTTGATACATTGTTAAATTTTCGCCTTGAGGTTTTATTGTAAGTGCCATAAGACTATTTATACAACTAAATAATATTATAATCTTTATGGAGTGTTATGTTAGGACAAACTTTTTATCATCAAACAATAAGAAAATATGTTGCATTGTTTGGAACACTATTTAATGATATTAATATTGAAAAAAAGGACGCGGGTGGTAATGTTTTATCTCGTCAAAAAGTACCAATAGCCTATGGTCCAAAGCAAAAATTTCTTATAAGACTAAGACAAGATCCGAGTCTTGACCGTCAAGTTGCCATTCAATTACCAAGACTGGGTTTTGAAATGTCTGGTATATCTTATGATCCTATTAGAAAATTAAATACAGTAGGCACATTAACACATAAAGAATCGATTAATGGTGAAAGAAACATTAAAAAGATGTTTAATCCCTCACCATATATTTTTGATTTTTCTTTATATGCATTTGTAGAAAATGCTGAAGATGGCACTCAAATATTAGAACAAATTCTTCCATTCTTTACTCCAGAGTTTAATGTAACTGTAAATATTTTAACAGATATGGGTATCAAGTTAGATATTCCAATTGTCCTTCAAAGCGCAACAAGTGAAGATTCTTATGAAGGAGAATTTTCTGCTAGAAGAACAATTGTTTGGACAATAAACTTTATGTTAAAGGGATTCATCTATCCTGATGTCAAATCTAGCCAATCACTTATTAAATCAGTCGAAATTGCATTTAAAGAAACTGTTCCTGAGGCGTCTTCAACTGGAGTATTTGAAAGATTGTCTTTAGAATCTAGTACAAATTTTTCAGAAGATTATTTTCAACTAGAAACAGGAGATCATCTTATAACTGAGGCAAGTGTGACTAAATTGGGTCTTGATAATATAATCAGTAAAATTACAGTTGTTCCTGAAGGCGGAGCAAATACATATATTACTCCAGGAGACGATTTTGATGCAAATACTACAATAACTGTTTACAACCCACCAGTTGATTACGATCCTGATACAGGAATTTATGGATAATATAAATTACAATGAAAACTTTCGAAGATAAATTAGATAAAATGTTAGAAATACCTGCTGGCTCTATTATTAAAAAGCCTCCAGAAAGAAAAATGGTTGAATCAAACGCAAATGATTTGAATACTGATTATAGGTATGCCCGTGAAAATATATACAATATTATTGAAAGAGGACATGATGCCATCGAGGATTTGTTACAAGATGCAAAAGATAGTGGTAACGCTAGAATGTTTGAAGTGGTGGGTCAATTGATTAAAACTGTAGGTGAACAAAATCAAAATTTAATAAATGTTCATAAACAAGTGAAAGATATTACACAAGAAACTAATGTTGGACCCAATAGTGTAACAAATGCGTTATTTATTGGTAGTACTGCAGAACTTCAAAAAATGTTAAACGATAAAGAAAAATGAAAAAATTTAAACAATACTTAAAAGAAGTAGAAGTTGATGAAGATAATAAAGATGCATTAAAAAAAGCATTAGCCTTACATAAGTTTAAACAAAAGGGTGGAAAAATAGATAAACAACCAGATTCTTTAGAGAGACCATATGGTAACCTTTCTAAAGATGATTTAAAACGTGCAAAAAAAATTGTTCAATATAAAAAAGATAAAAAAGAATAATGGCACATTTAGGACAAATTGATAGAAGAAATCCAGGAGATGTGGTTTTCACACGATATGTTACAGAAAATCCTGACTGGATGAAATTGAAGATAAGAATAGAGAATGGGCAATTTGCTGAGATGTTTGGAGATAAAAATAATGAATTAGAAAGCATGAATATTAATATTCCACCAAGAACTCCGATAAAGTTAGCTTCAGAGAAATATAAAGAATTTCAAAAAAAAAAGTATGCTAATATTGAGTATCAAAGAAAAAAGGGCTATGTATTAATTTCAAAAATAAGAAAACCTACAGATGATCTTGGTGCTGAAAGACCTCAAAAATTACAAATATTAGCAGAAGATTTCACAGAAAAAGGTAAAGATGAAAAAATAACAGTTCTTTCTAAAAAAGATGTTCCAGTAAAACTGTTTGAGACTTATGAAGATTTAAAAAAAAGCGTTATTTGGGGATTAGATAATAAAATACAGGATAATGATTATCTTATAGAAAAAATAAAAACATATTTGGATAAAGATGATTTGTCTGAAATTGATTTGAATGGTATTGATGATAGTCATATTGATGAGCTTGGTGTATATTTTGGTGAAATTTTGATAGGAATATTAGCATTTAAAAAGCAGTTATCAGACACCTGTACTCCTTCTGATATGTTTGGTATAAATTTAAAATCTTTTAGTATTCCAACTGATCCCGCATTTAAACTTGTTGATAGTAGTTTGACATTTGATACGACTACTGTTAGTGTATCAAGTAAATATGATAAGGGGGCCGCCGCATCATTTATGTCGAATATTCTTCCTTATGGAATGAAATATTATACTGAGTATAGAGATTGTTTTTTAAAAAAAATGTGTCGAATTGCATCTAATATGGGGTATACAACACAACAAGTAGGAGCGAATAGATTTAAATATTCAAAAAATATAACATTTGAAGTTGGATTAAGAGCAGTATTAAAAATAAAAAAA